AGCGTAACAAGCAGAACAACGCTACCTACGAACACATGAAAGAGATTGACGGAATGAGTGTAGTAGAGAGTTGGATAATTGAAGACGAGGACAAAGATAAATCTAAACTGTACGGATTCAGTTTGCCTGTAGGTACTTGGATGATTTCAATGAAGGTAGATAATGACGAGGTTTGGAGTAAGGTAAAAGAAGGTGAGATTAAAGGCTTTAGTATCGAGGGATATTTTGAAAGTAAGACTGAGCTATCAAAAGACGAATCTGTACTAGACGAAATTATAAACATCTTAAAATCAATCTAATGAGTAGAAACACTAGAAATACTCAATACCTAACACAGGTACAGGAAGTAAGCACTTTGACAGGTTATGTTCCTGAGATAGGAGCGTTAGTCTACTTGGATGAAATCCTTTACATGGGTAACGGCATCGAATGGATTAGAATATACGATAGCAATATCCCTCCAGTAGACGGGTTGATTTATCAAGGCACTTGGAATGCAGAAACGAATCTACCTGCTTTAGAAAGTGGAGAAGGTACTACAGGAGATTTTTACATAGTCAATACGGCTGGTACTACAGATTTAGATGGAGTAACAGATTGGCAAGTTGGTGATTGGGCTATATTTGAAGGTGGTGCATGGATTAAAGTAGACAATCACGACATACAAGCATACACCACAGTAAAAGACGAATCTACACAATTGCCTAAACGCTCTGTATTAAAATTCACAGGTACAGGAGTTACAGCGACAGATGAAGCTGGAGAAACAGTAGTAAACATAGAAGGTAATATACCAACTACAAACTACGGACTATTTGCACAGACTGGAGATAGCGTAGCAGTAACTGCAACTACTACAGAGACTACATTAATTAACGGAGGAGTAGGAACTTTATCTGTACCAGCAAATGCTTTTCAAGTAGGAGATACATTCAGAGCGCATTTCGCTGGACAAATGTCAGCAAAAAATAACGATAGTATTCGTATTAGAGTAAAAGCTGGTTCTGTTGTGTTAGCTGATAGCGGATTACAAACAATGCCAGCAACCACTAATGCTGTTTGGTCACTGTCTTTAGATTTCACTATCCGTCAATTAGGAGGAGCTGGAACTGCTTCTGTTGTGACTATTGGTAACTTCTTAAACGTTAAACAATCGAACAATACTTCTGAAGGGTTTGGTTTTAACACGGTCAACAGTACTACGTTTAATACTACCATTCCTAATACGTTAAATGTGACTGCACAGTGGAGTAGCAATTCAGCACAAAATAGCATTTACTCGGATGTATTCGTTTTAAACAAGGTGTACTAATGAAAACAGAAAGTAAAACATCACCACAGAACTCGGGAAGAGGTTGCCTATGCGAAGACGAAACCTATCACATTAATTGCTGTGATGGCAGCCTACAAGCTCAAGGCATCGGTTCACTAGAAGGACAAGGAGACGTAGTACTAACACAAGTAGAGGTAGAGCGTAATATAATACGTTCAAATGGATAAAAATGAAACAAATAAAAACCAAATAGTTAATTAGTTATGAATAAAAGTGTATTAGAAAAGTTGAGCAAGTTTGAAAAAAACGTAGAGCTTGCTGAAGTAAAGGTAGATTTAGCTGTAACTGATGAGGTAGCATCTAAATTAAAAAATATCAATGATATTTTGAAAATTGCTAACGACTCAAACAATAAAGTTGTCAAGTTAGCTGAGCAATTGAACACAGCTTATAAAAAGTCTGCTCCTTATGTTAATTACAGTAAGACAATGGGTAAGCAAATTGACGGGTTATATAAAAACCTAGAGAAATTAGCTAAAGAATTAGGTGTTAACATACAGTCTACAGATGCGTTTAAAGGTATTCAAGATGCTTACCAGTTTTTAGGGCAAATTGAAGACGCAATGTCTAACATGAAAAATGCAATTTCATCAATAGGTAAATAACATGAAAGCAAACGAAGCAATCAAACAAATAAAAACTCTACTCGGTTTAGAGACTGAAGTTAAGTTAGCACAAGCACGTTTAGCAGACGGTACTACAGTTATTGAAGCTGAAGTATTTGAAGCTGGTATGGAAGTATTCATCGTAACAGAAGAAGGAAACGTTCCTATGCCTGTAGGTGAGTACGAAATGGAAGGTGGTGAACTTATTCTCGTAGTTGAAGAGGAAGGTATCATTGCTGAAATCAAAGAGAAAGTAGAAGAGACTGAAGAGGAAGAAGAAGCTCCAGCTCCTGAAGCTGAGGCAGAAGTAGTAGAGGAAGAGATGAGTGAAGAAACTCGTCAGCCTAAGAAAACTATCGAGTCTATTATCAAAGAAACTCTTTTCTCTGAAATCGAAAAAATCAAAGCAGAAAACGAAGAACTTAAAGCTGAACTAGCTGCTCTTAAAAATGCTACTGAGTTAAGCGCTGTAGAAGATATTAAGCCTATCCAGTACAACCCTGAGAACGAGCAAAAAGCTGAGGTATTTAAGTACACTAAAAACCGCTCAATGTCATCACTTGACAGAGTGTTAAACAAATTGAAATAATATTCACTTTTTAAAATCAATAAATTATGCCAACAAATTTGGACATCACAACAACGTACGCAGGGGAAGCGGCAGGTAAATACATCGCTGCTGGTCTTCTTTCTGCTAACACAATCGAAAACGGAGGGGTAACAGTTGTCCCTAACGTTAAGTACAAACAAACAATTAAGCGTTTAGATTCTGACTCTTTAATCGCAGATGCTACTTGTGACTTCACTGCTACAGGAGATGTTACTTTGACAGAGCGTGCAATTGAGCCTAAGGAACTACAAATCAACGCACTTTTGTGTAAGACTGATTTTGCATCGGACTGGAATTCTTTAGAGATGGGCTACTCTGCATTTGACGTTCTACCTAAATCTTTCCAAGATTTCTTTATTGCTCGTATGCTAGGACAAATGGCAGAAGCTACTGAGACTTCACTTTGGAGAGGTGTTGAGGCTACTAACGGACAGTTCGGTGGTATCTTTACTCAAGCATTAGACGAGGCTTTCGGAGGTATTCCTAACTCTCAGTCTTTAGCTGGTGTTTCTATTGACGCTACTAACGTAATTGATGAATTAGGTCGTGTGGTTGACGCTCTTCCATCTTCACTTTACGGTAAAGAAGGTTTGAAAGTATATGTTTCTCAAAACGTAGCTCGTGCATACGTTCGTGCATTGGGTGGTTTCGCTGCTGCTGGTGTTGGTGCTGCTGGTACTAACGCACAAGGTACACAATGGTACGGAATGGGGTCAGGTTTGTCTTTTGACGGAGTATCTATCTTCGTTGCTAACGGACTTGCTAACAACTCTATCCTAGCTACTACTACTGAGAACTTGTATTTCGGAACTGGTCTACTTTCTGACCACAATGAAATTAAGTTGATTGACATGGCTATGATTGACGGTTCTAAAAACGTACGTTTTGTAGCTCGTTACACTGCTGGTACTCAAATCGGTATCTTGGAGGATTGTGTTGTTTACTCTCCAGCTTTAGACTAATTAATTAATAAACTCAAGAAGGGGAGGGCGGTCTAACTTCCCTCCCTTTTTTTTAAAACAAAAAAAGATATGGCTTGTGATATTTCAAACGGTAGATTAGAAGCGTGTAAAGACGGAATCTCAGGATTAGATGCTATCTACTTTATTAACTACGGTATTAACTACCCTACAGACGTTACTTTCTCTTCAGCAGTAGGTTTAGAAGATGTAATTGTAGACGTAGCTGGAGTTACTGACTTGTACAAATGGGAGTTGAAAGGTGCTAACTCATTCGAGCAGACTATTCAAACTTCACGTGACAACGGAACTACTTTCTTTGAGCAAACTATTGTAGCTCAGTTTAAAGTACTTGACCCTACAACACACAAAACAGTTAAGTTGTTAGCTTATGGTCGCCCTCACGTTGTTGTGCGTACACGTTCAGGAAACTACTTCTTAGCTGGTCTTGAAAGAGGATGTGATGTAACTGCTGGTACTATCTCTTCAGGTACTGCTATGGGTGACTTCAACGGTTATAACCTTACACTAACAGCTATGGAAAACATCCCAGCTCCTTTCTTGGACTGTAATGATGAGACTACATTGGCTGCAGTATTTGGTTTAACAACTTCTGACATTATTACTTCTTAAGATACCAATAAATCAGAAAAAAAGGAGGGAGGCAATTAGTCTCCCTTTTTTTATTTCAAAACAATTCAGCGCTTTTAAGTTATTAATATATGATAGTAACAACGTCAGACGCTGAGGTTAAGACATTCAGCTTAGTATTAAAAGACCCTGTAGTCACAAAGTGCGTACTTAGGGATGACTCACGCAATGTTTACTTTCTATATGATGTAGAAGGTGTGACTGAGGAAGAGTACTACTATTCAGTTGAGGTAGATATCACAGACGACTTGCTTAATAACCGAGTTTACGACTTTAAGCTATTAAATGACGAAGATGAAATAATCTACTATGACCGTCTTTTTGTTACTGACATTCCAGCAAATGAATTTAGCGTTAACAAGCTACCAAATGGAGCAAGTATATACGTCTCACATAGTAGCGATAACGAATACATAACTTATGGACAACAATAATTTCAACGTCAAGTTTATTGAACTTGCTAAATACGAAACTCCAGTAATCACAGAAGGCAAACGTGAGGACTGGGTAATGTATGGTGAGGACAATAATTACTTTCAGTATTTGATTGACAGATACACTTATTCTCCTACCAACAACGCAATCATTAACAACATTATCAAATTGGTTTACGGTAGAGGATTAAACGCTTCAGATGCGTCTAAAAAGCCTCAGCAGTATGCTCAGTTTATGACCATGTTTAATAAGGACTGTGTTCGTAAAATGATAATGGACTCTAAGATGCTTGGACAATTCGCTATCCAAGTACATTACTCTAAAGACCATTCAGTAGTTAAGAAAGCGTATCATATACCTGTACAACTTTTGCGTCCTGAGAAGTGTAATAAAGACGGTGAAATCGAAGCCTATTATTACTCGGATAACTGGGAAGACACTAAAA